CATCAAGAATGTTAAGTTCTGCTGCTGTAGAAGTTACACCATCAAGAATGTTTAATTCTGCTGCAGTAGAAGTAACTCCGTCAAGGATATTAAGTTCTGCTGTAGATGATGTAATTCCATCAAGAACATTTAATTCTGTTGCAGTTGCTGAAAGAACTACGTCTTCATTAATTTTTGGTGAAGTAAGAGTCTTATTTGTAAGTGTCTGTGTGTTTGTTGTTCCAACTACCGCACCAGTTGCACCGTGTGCTTCTGTAAGATCTGCGTGTGTTGATACATCTGAAGTAAGTGCTACTGTACCAGTTGCATCTGGAAGTGTGATTGTACGATCTGCTGTTGGATCAGTTACTGCAAGTGTTGTTTCAAAATCATTTGCTGTTGCGCCTTCAAATTGAATGTTTGATCCAAATACACCAACTGCTGCTGGGTCAGACCATTGAACGCCGTATGTAGCACCTGATGCTGCTGTAAGAACTTGACCATTTGTGCCAACTCCTAAACGAGCAATCGCATCTGCGCCTGATGCAACAAGGATATCACCTTTTGTATCTACAATTGCGTTTGTAATTACATTGTGTCCGCCAACGGTTGCTGTTGAACCTTCAACGATCAGTCCTTGCTTTATTTTAAAATCTTTATTTACTGTTGCCATTTTTTATATCTCCTTTTATTATGCCTTAAGTCCTATACGAGCATATCGTACAGTGACTGGCTTGATCGCATTGTCTGGAGTGACTGCAATAGCCACGGTATTTCCAGTGCGAGAGACACTAATGGTTCCAATATTCCCATCGTTGTCGATTGTTCCATACTCACTAACAGATACATCTGTACCATCAGCAAGAATTGTTAATTCGGTTGCGTAGAACTTGTTGTCCCCTGCTGAAGTCTTTGATATTGAAATAATATACTTCACCATACGCCAAACCGTAGCATCAAAACTATCAATAACAGTTACGTTTTCAATTCCGCTTATTGTAGTTTCATTGTTACCTGTTGAACCCAAATCTGTTGCTTGGGCTGCTGCGGTATCAATTAAGTCAACATAGTCTGCTTGAGTAGGTCTATCTCCTGTTTGAAACAGGGCCTTAACATTTGAAATTGATATTTTAGCCATATAGGAATTATATCACCCCTTTAATAAGACTATTAAAGAATATAGTTGCTGTAGCCAATGACTTGAAGTGGAATTGCTGGGACATTGCCTAAACCAATATCCTCAATCTGAATTGCTGAAAACTTAACTCTAAAAGGAAGTACTTCGGTTATAACTGTTTTTCTTGTAAATTCTTCTATTTGTACTTCTGGATAATTTATTGGAAAGATTCGTTTTGTTTTATTTTGTAGATTATCAAGGATTATTGCTGTTGCCATTAGTCTGTTACATCTTCAAGAATCTTTAGGCTACCCTGAGCAACCGTCCAAACTCTTGTAGGATCTGACAATTGAATGTCAAAGATGTCTCCTGTTTGAAGTTGTACTGACTGTGCTGCTGTAAGCGAAACCGTAAACTCTCCAACAAGGTCATCTGAATCTGCAACGGGAGTTAAAGACAAAACAAGTGTTGCATCATCTGTTATAACACCAAGGTTTGACGCAAGATTTGGACGCTTAATTTTCATAGCGATAGCCCATTGAGATCCAGAACCCTTTAAAACTAGCGGGACTTTTGCATCGTCTGTTACATAAACCTTAAAGCCAGAAGTATCTCCACGAACTACAGTCCAAACAACTGTAGGTGGTTTATTTCCAATATCGTATGATGTTTGCGATCCTCTTAAAGTTGCCATTTGTTTATTATATCACGACAAACCGTCTCTGAGTGCTCCCCAGGTACCGTTTCCTTTTGCCTCTACTATAACTATGCCATTTAGATTATTTGCATATGCACATATACCAACTGCTGCAGATCCTCCTGTTGGTCTAACATTTGTTAGTCCCCCAGATGTTCCAACATACAAAACCTCACCTGCAATAAAACTTGAAGTATTCAAACCTTCCATAACTCCAGCAACAACTACTACTCCATCAGATCCGTTTGCTGTAGTGTTTTTTAATAATCCTAATATTGGAGATGATGTAGATGGAAGTGCTTTTGCTATTGTGGTTTTTGTTGAATACCCTGTTGCATATACTGGCACTCCAGCACTTATTGAAGCCCCGCTATTATTTTTTACATTAATCTGAAAATATGATACGCCATATGCTGGTAGAATTGCATCAAGAGATTCTGCTAATTTCTTAAAATCTCCGTGTACGTTTACTGGTGAGGTTTCCAGGGGATATGTAACTCCCGTGGTAGAATTAGCATATGTAGTCATAATAAAATAATTATACACCCAAATTTGACTTTTGGCTCAAAATCATGTTATACTTAGTACATACACCTACCAAGGTGTTATTGTTTTCTAAGGAGGAAACTATGATTAAATTTATCGAAAGAAACAAAGAGATCATTAGCACACTCAGTATCGTAGCACTAGTAACGGTTTTGTCAAACTCTGCTAATGCTTCTTCAGATCTTAATACAAAGAATAATCTTAGCCTGGAACAGGCTCAAACATTGGAAATCACCTCGCAAGAGGTTTTTTTGGTTTCTAAGGAAAAGAAATTAGAAAGTTTTGAGAATAAGACTTTTTTGACTGATTTAGAATTAAAGGAACTTCTGTCCTTGGTAGGCTTTAAGGGTAAAGACCTTGTAGTTGCTTGGGCAGTTGCTAAAAAGGAGTCTAATGGGCGACCACTGGCTTTTAATGGTAATCACAAGACTGGCGACTCATCCTATGGAATGTTCCAAATCAATATGATTGACAACCTTGGTCCTGATCGTAGAGAAAAGTTTGATCTTGAGACTAATGCTGAATTATTTAATCCCGTTAAAAATGCAGAGATTGCATACTATATGACCAATGGTGGAGAAGATTGGTCTTCTTGGAAAGGCATTACGCCAAAGACCAGAATGTGGATGAAGAAATTTCCTAAATAATATGTTCTACCCACGTCCTTGGGGTTTTATCTGTTATAAACTCCAAGGGCAGGTGGTAGGAAAACTCTTTAGACCCCTGAGATTTAATCCAACCACAAAGATCTTCTAGACCAGACTCTAGAGATTTTTTTGTTTTATAGTCTAAAACTTTTCTTGCAAGGCTTGCAGAACAGTTTGCATTTAAAACCTCTTGTGGTCTTCCTGGCATATAAATAGGATCTAAATCAAATTTAAGGATTACAGCAATTTTTTTTGCAAGATCATTTATTGTAATAAATTCTTCATCTGGGCCTATGTTAATAACCATTCCATTTGCTATATCTGTTTCGCAAGCAACCATTAATGGGTCAATGACATCCTGCATAAAAGAAAAGCATCTCATTTGAGATCCGTCTCCATATATTATTGGCTGTTTGCCTTGTAACATTCTATTTATCATTATTGACGCAACATTTCTAAATGGGTCATCATATTTTTGCCTTGGACCAATTATGTTATGTGGAACCAAAATTACATAATCCATTCCGTGTGTTTCACAGATATTTTTAATTAGCAACTCTGATGCATACTTTGCAATACCATATGGATCTTGTGGTTTTGGCACCATGTCTTCTGTAAATGGAACTGCTTCTTGTGTTCCATATCTTGCCATTGATGACATATGCACAAACTTTTTTACCCCTGCTTTTATAGAAGCACTTAAAGCCACTGTGGTTATGTGAGATGTATTCCTGGTTACTAGCGCTGGGCTAAAGACTGATAAGCCTTCATAGGCTGTACAGGCTGTATGAACAACAATATCTATACCTTTAAAATGATCTACAACTAAATCAAGGTCACCCAGATCTTTTTCATAAAATTCAACGGCATCTGGAATATTCTCATAATAACCACCAATAAGGTTATCAATTCCAACGACATGATGCCCTCGTTTAATAAATTCATCTGCTAAATGGCTGCCCATAAATCCAGCAACTCCAGTTATTAAAACTTTCATGATCTAAACTCTTCTGGAACTACTTTTTCAAAATTACCATTATAGTAATGCTGAAGAATTAGTCTTGATGTGTCATTATAAGTTGGCTCTAGGTGCAACATAACCTCACGGCTATCAAAGTGTTTTACTGGATTGTTTATATTTTGAAAATAATCAAAAACTGCATATTGCACTGATACCCAATGTAACGCCAAATGATCTTCTTTTGTAAGCCTATCTTTGTTATAATTTAAAGTATGGTTAACATAAAATTTAATATGGTCAAGTATTTCTTTTTTTGCTATACTTTTACTAAGTAAAAATTGACCATCATTTATTCCTGGCCAAACTTCAACTTTATTCATTAAGTCATCACTATTGTCTGGCTTTGCCCAAAGATGATCTGTGTTTCCATATTTATTAAATATTTTATTAACATCATCATAAAAAACTGTATCAGTATCTAAATATAAAACATTATCCAGGTTATACTTTTCTATTGAAGATATTGCATTTTGCCATCTATGTTTTAAAAATTGTTGATATCCGAGTTTGGTCCATTCATCTGGCCATCCTTCTTCATCAATGTTTTCAAATGGCACTATAATTACATTTTCTCCAAGATTAATATTTTCTAATGATAAAATTGGCGCAATATAAACATAAACCATTATATCTTTGTTAAATTTTCTTAAGGTGTGCAGGGAATATACTAATTGTTTATAGCATCTATTTTTTAACAATGAAGATTCTCTAACATGAAAAGAATAGACTATTGCATTATTCATAACAACTCCTTATTCTTAAAGTTAAGATTTGCATACTCAGCATATTCATCTAAGGTTCTTTCTGATCCAAGAAATCCTTCTGCAACTATGTTATCATTAAACATTTTATAATTAACTTCTTTTGAAATTTTAAATATTTCAGATAAAACTTTTTCATTTTTTTCATATTTCCAAATGCTTCTTCTTTTATGTTCTTCAAATTTTCCAATTGCTGCATTAGAATAATAATGATATATAACAAGTTTAGTTGGTATCAATAAATCAAATCCATTTGTATATAGCATTGCTCCTACAGCAAACTCTTCGGCAAAGGCTATTTCTTTATTTAATTTTATATATGGAGATATTGTAAAACTAAATCCTCCAGATAAAGATTTTTGATATTTATTATTATTTATACAACCTAAATTTGAAGTATTTAGTTCTGTTTTAAAAAGATTTTGGAAATACTCACCCTTATTAAAATCTATGTTTTGTGGTCCATAATTATCTCCTAAAACTTCGTTCCCTTCTTCATCATACCAATACGCTGCTGGATAGCAAGTTAAAACTGGCTTTAAATGTCCTTCAGATTGATACATTAGTATGTCTGCTATAAGATATTCATCCCAATTTTTTATTACTCTAGAGTGAGAATCTATAACCATGTAGTAGTCTTGGCCTTTATACAAAGTATTTGCCAAGTGTCTTCCTGTTCCAGGTCCAAGATTTTCTGGGGCTTTGCTAACTAAATAATCAACATTACTATACTTCGGAATACCTATATTGTCTTCATCTTCATAAACATAATGAACTCCAAAAAATAAATCATTATTTTTAGAACTATTATTAATTAAACTATCTATTGTTTTGCTTAACTCATAATCGTGGTAAGCCGCTATGTTTATAAAAATACTACTCATGTATTTTTTTCCATCCAATTTTTTTCTGATATTTGATTTCTTATAACTTCTAAATAGTTAGGACCTTTTGTAAAATACCAATGATCTGGCTCTGCAAAATGAAAAAATATCATAGCAACATGATTTGTTTCTGGATTTGGAAACTTTTCTCTCCAGTGTAATTGTTCATTTCCATAATATGCTAACGCTTGATTGGGATAAAGACAATAGTTTTTATCTTCCACCCATAAATCCCACGGTTCATTTTGATAAACACACATATCAAGAGTGTAGGTGCAGGCATTATCATCTTTGTGTTTATAAAGACTTGGAGCAGGGTCCTGTCCTTCATAATGAACAAATAATGTATATGTTGGCATTAATGTTTCACTATTAAATATTTTTCTTGCAGTTTGTGTTAGTTTATTTGCAAACTCACCAAGAATTGGAAGCCCACCTTCTCCAATGGCATATCTGCTAAAGCCAGGGTCAAATCCAAAACTTTTAGGATTTTTTAAAGAGCCAATTAGATTTGTGTAGTCTTGGGGATTTAATAAGTTATTTACTAATACTGGATCTTTCACTTCAACCAACTAACTACTGCATATCTTTCTCCTTCAATTACTGGAGATACAGAGTGATTATAAACATAAGTTGAAGGAAATACTATCATTTGATTAGCCTTTGGTTTAAGGGTAACATTAAAACGGGGAAAGTTAATTTCTCCTCCCGTGTAATTTTCGTTTAAATAATAAACTGTAGATACTCTCCTATGGTAATCTGGATGATCATCTATGTGATTGGTAAACTGTTGTCCTTGGCCATATTTTAATATTGAGTATGCGTCGTGCCATATTGAAGAAATTCCATATGCTGAAAGATAGTCTTTTTCAACAAGATTAAAATTTTCAAAAAATATGTTGTTTAGATTAGTATAAAACATTTCAGACATATCTCTAACTACAGAAATGTCTTGAATTGCCCCTACATAGTTAAGACCTATTGTGTGTGTATCTCTTACTTTAATGTCTACGCCAGGTTCTGTATCTTTTTTTACTGATGCATTAGCCCATTCTATTTTTAATGAAGCAAGACCCTCTTCAATATCTATATATAGGTTTTTGCTATTAGGTATTACATTATCATATACAACTATTCCTGGTGCTATTTCTTCTTTTATCATTATCTACCATTTTCCTAGTGGGCAAGTTGCTAATTCCATTTTTGTTTTAATTTTCATAAAACATCCGCACTTTTTGCACTGGGTAGTTAATTTTATTAGTTCTGGGCAGCCGTTGCAAATAGAAAATCTTTCTTTTGCTTTTTCTTCATCTATCCATCCTGTATTAGGATTTACTATATCCCAAGGTCGTGTATCTCCAAGATTTTGTTTGTATTTTTGCCAGGGTGTTAAATTTTCTTCCATTAAGAAACTATGCTTCCTACAATTACTGGATTACTTGATAGCCCTGCTGCGATCATCACTCCTTCTGATGTTATTGTATTAATTCCAAAAACTGAAGAATGTTTTCCATCTACAACTAAAGAAAAATGTTTTATTTTTGTAAGATCTTCATTTTCAAGATTAGGACTTGTAAGTATTATTGGATTATTTGTAAACTCTTCAAATGTAAGTCCATCCCAAGCAGCACCAACTTTAGGAGAAATTCCATTTAGTTCAACTACTGTTGGACTTTTAGAAAGAACATCAAGAAGTCCTGCTTGGACAGGATTTTTTGCATTAGTTCCAGTTTCATCAAGATCTATAGAAATAAATGGAACAGAGTCTGTATCAATTACAAAAGAAAATACTTTTTTATACATTTTCTACCTTTCTTTCTTTATCTAAGTATAGCATTAAGGGATACATCCACAGGATGATTCACAATAAGCAGCAACTTGAGTTCTAGTATTTCCACATCCATCGCTTTGATTTGCCATAAGGTCTCCACCAGGAATACAAAACGTAGAAGTGGTTTGCCAATTAGGTGTACATACTGGTGCTGGAGTAGCAGGTGCTGGAGTAGCAGGTGCTGGAGTAGCAGGTGCTGGAGTAGCAGGTGCTGGAGTAGCAGGTGCTGGAGTAGCAGGTGCTGGAGTAGCAGGTGCTGGAGTAGCAGGTGCTGGAGTAGCAGGTGCAGGAGTAGTAGGTGCGGGAGTAACTGGTGGGCAAGTTATTGATGGATAAGTTGTGCCAAATGTAGAAGTTACTCCAACAGTTGCGTCTCCAATTGAAGTACAGCCTGTAGATGCTGCAGATTCTGCTGCTGATGAACTTACACTACTTGAACCTGGCGATGTATAATAATTATTGTTACTGCTATCATAACAGCAAGCGGTTGCTAAATAAGAAGGGGCTATAGGTGTTGGAGTAGTAGGTGCAGGAGTGGTAGGTGCAGGAGTAGTAGGTGCAGGAGTAGTAGGTGCAGGGGTAGTAGGTGCAGGAGTAACTGGTGGGCAAGAAGAATGAGGAGATCCAATTTCTGTTGCTCCAATAACTACATCTCCAATACTAGTACAGTTTGAAGATGCTATATTTCCTGCATCTGTTTGACTTACGCTGCTTGTACCTGCTACTGAGTAATATGTAGGACCACTTGAATCATAGCAACAAACGCTTGCTGTATAAGTAAGAGTTGGTGTTGGAGTAGTTGGTGTTGGAGTAGTTGGTGCAGGGGTAGTTGGTGCAGGGGTAGTTGGTGCAGGGGTAGTAGGTGCTGGAGTAGGTGCTGGAGTAGGTGCTGGAGTAGGTGCTGGAGTAGGTGCTGGAGTAGGTGCTGGAGTAGGTGTTGGAGTAACGATTGATGAAAGAAATATTCCTATGCTACTTGGGTTACGGAATAAAGGACTCATGGTTCTCCTTTTCCTAACTAAGCAAACTTAGACAGAGATGCTAGACATGTAAAAGTAGCGTTAGCGGTTTTTCTAATTTGCAACATATACAAATCTGTTGCGCTAACATTTCCTGCGCTTGGGGCTGTTCCACCCAGCCATTTAGGAGTAACTGCGTTACCGTCAATAGTATATCCAGTAGCATAATATGCTGTTGATCCATTCGGAGATTCAAAAGTAACTGTAATAGATTCTCCAATACTCATTAAAGAATTCAGGGTAACTGATGAACTGCCTCTAACATTTAAAACATAGTTTGCAGCAGAATTAGATGTGCGAATATTGACAGATGCAGTGCTAACATCAAGATTTATAGTTCCAGTAGCAGCGGTTGCTGATATGTCTATTTTTTCTTTAGGAGAGACTAATAATAGAGAATTTGAAATATCAAATGCTTCTGTTCCTGTGTTCCAGTCAATTCCTACTCCAGCAAGTTCTTCATAAACATCTGTTGCGCCAGCGATTGCATTTGTAACGTATGTTTGAGTTGCTAAAACTGAAGTATCTGTAATACCATGAACATTTGTGGTATCGGCAGTGTGTGTTGCATCTGCATTAACTAAAGTTTGAAGATAGCCTGCTATTGACTTTGTATTGATTCCACTTGCAGTACCAAGATTAGTTTCTGTAGGAATTGTTGTTGATCCATAGTGATAAAGTCTTAAGGCTTCCTGAATATCGGCTGCGTCATCATAGCCAGGTATCTTGGTTGGGTATACCCCAGTACCATTAAGCGTATCATCAGTATATTCAGCAGCCATTACATATCACCATTTTAAATTATACCACCGTAATTAGGAAATGAATAGAAACTGTTCTGTTTAGATTAATCCAACTTCCACCTGAAAATTCAACGGCATTTATATCAACTGGAAGGATTTGATCCCCAGTTCCTGCTTCAAATTCCAAAGGCTTAATTACAATAGAATGTGCAATAGGGTTTGTAGGGTCAGAAAATGTACACTGAACATTAAAATTTGCTGCTGTTAGACCACCAACAAGGCTTTGTTGTGCAATGTTTAATACTCTAAAATCTACTTCGCTTGTTGTTTGACCATCTGTAAAACCAACACTTCTTACAACGCTAAACTTATCTTTTAGTAATGTTCCAGTTAATACCCAAGTATTAACACCAGAAACACTTACGTATTGATAAAGACCCATATAGTCATCATCTGTTGCCTGAACATTTATATAAAGGTCAAGTAATTGCAATACTTCAGAATGTGTTACTCCATTTGGATTTCCGTTTCCTACAAGGAAAATACTACCTCTATCTCCTTGTGGTCCAAAATCAACTTCGACATTAACATTTGCTGTGCCACCAATTACTTTAACATCTTCAGAGGATACAAATACGTTTGTCATTAACTTTCATAGCCCTGAGTTACGTCATCTGTTACTGAAATAGATCCAGTTAAAAGTGTAAGAACTTTATCATAGGTTCCTGAGCCTGGAGCATAAACTTGAACATCATAAACATAGGTTATAGATGCATCCATATCATCACCGTTGTCTGGAGTGATAGCGCAGGTAATATATGTTCCATCTGTTGAAATTATTGCGCTTCCAATAATTTGATCTGGAACTCCTGCTGCACCTCTAATTTCTGCAATTGTAAAAGTAGCACCGCTATAGTCATCTAAGTCAAAAATAGATCCATCTGTTTTTTGAGGGTATACCTTAAACTCATAGGTGTCACCCTTGTAATAATTTATATTTAATTCTCCTGGAAATGCCATAGTTTTATTATACCACGCTGACATAGACAGAATTAAAAATTACGGATGCATCAAAGTCTGTTCTAATCTGTGGAATAGCCCCATTGCCCCACATAGGAGTATCTTCTATAAAAATCTGCTGAGTTATAGAAAGGCTATAAGAATTCTGGTATTTAAAAGATCCTATCAATTGGACAAATTCCTTATCCCTGCTTGCAAAGTATGTCCTTAGCCAAACCTCAGTATTAGCGGTATAGGTAGTTAGTTCAAAGTTGTATGTTACGAATATTTGGGAGCCTTCTTTGATCCCGTGGAAGTTTAGAGCCCTTTGATGACTATTCCAAAGACTGGTGCAGCCTTTAGGCAAATATGTTTCATTTTGTAATTGATCTTTTGTGTCTAATAAAAGTGTTACCCATCCATCATCGCCTTCAGAGATTCCAAGTTTTGTTGGTTTATTAATAGTGTTTTGGTATGAAGCCCAACCTGCTTGCTGACCAGCAGATGATAAAGAACTTACACCGTCTTTACCATTTGGACCTGCTGACCCTCTTGGACCTGGTTTTCCTTCTGGTCCTTGAGGTCCTTCTTTTCCATCTATTCCGTTTTTACCTGCTGGTCCTGGTGGACCTACTGGTCCAGGAACTGGAAGGAAGGAAAGAGTATTTTCTTGATATGGAGATGCTTGACTTTGTTCTACTTGTGCAGCATAAGAAGATTTTTTTGCACCTGGAAAGTCCATAGATTTAGAAGCAGCCATAAGTACATTATCTCACTGTATTATTTGTTTACTTTAAAGACTTTGTTTTTGATTTTAATTACTGGTGGCAACTCAGGTCTTGGAGTTGTTACTTTTACTACGGCCATTATAGACTACCTGTAATATCTCCGATTACAGAGATAGTTCCAATCAAAGGTGTCCATATTGTTTCTCCGTCAATAGTTACCTGGAGATCAAAAGTTAATTCTGTTACAACTGATTTAAATCCAGTACCCCATAATTCAGTAATGGATGCTGGAGCCATAATATCAACATACCCATCTTCTGCTGTAACTTCCAGGGTATCTAAAGCATCAGACTGAGGATCATAAGTAGTAGCCTCAAAGGTCCAATCAGAGGTATCAAAATATGTTTCTTCGTCATCTTCTAAAAATTCAACACGAAGCGGAGAGGTATCTCCTCTAACTATATTCCATTTGATTCGAGCAGGATCTGCTCCAAATATCTCAGGTGAACAAAGACTCATAATGTGATTATACCATAAAAAAAGACTAGTACTCAGGCTGGTGGGTATGAGAGACAAACCAGAGTACTAGTCAACTTAAAGTATATCATATCAGTACAATTCGGACAATGATATTTAAAGTTATAAGATTGTTATAATAGAGAATGTCCGTTTTGTACTCTTTTGTCATAAAGTGTCAGGATGTCGGATAGTGTATACTAAATATATATAAGAAAAAAGAACTATCTTTAAGGTTTGTATTTACAAGATATCTTATATATAGTATATAGAGTTATTTGGATTTGGCAATATATTCAATTAGTATATCGTACATATGGTCAAGTTTAGCCTTCATAACTTTATGATCTTCTTTCATTTGAGTACGACTAACATCTGCTTCGCTAATACGAAGTTCCAGTCTTGAAATTTGGTCTTTCATTGATGACCCTGAATTAGGCTTAAGTTCGGCTAAATAGTGTTTGACAAGCCACTTGATTCCAAAGGCTATTGATGATACAATTGTAAGTATGGCTACTATTAGGGAAGCCCAGTCTTGGATTGTCATAACTATATTATTATAAGGAGTGTATTTAAAAAATGAATACTGCCATATATTACTTGCACATTCCAAGAACTTCTGG